TATTAAAAAGTAAGCTAGTATCTGAACAGATAGTGTCCTCATATGGAAGCACAACAATTAGAGGACTGGGTAGATATCTTAGATACGACAAATTATGCACCACACAAAGACCCTGATAATCTCTATCAGAGCTATCGATTTGTTGATTTAGATATAAATTCAGTAACAACTAAAAATTTTAGAAAAAAATTGTGCAAATCCTTGATTGAACAAGTAGAAATATTTATACCTCCCTCTGGTAGTTTTAATAATCAAGATCTTAGAAGATATTTAGAGTTAGTTTCAAGCTATGAAACAAGCACTAAAGATTTAATATTAGGCTTATCACTGGCAGATCAAATAAGGTTAACTTTCAGTGATATGAAAACTAGTACAATTTGTGATAGATATCCAGAAATAAATTTAGCTGAAAAAAGAAGATATAGATGTGTGGCAGAGTATTTAATTAGACAAGGTGAATTAACTAAATTAAGAGATAAAAACGGTAAATTAATTAAAAAAATAGGAAATATGCAAAAGGCTGTAGTACTTTACAGACCACTACCAAAATTATTAGAAACACTTAAAAAATCGGGATTAGGGGATCTAATTAAAATTGACAAAGATAAAAAAAATGATAAGAATGTAACAGATGGAGTAAAAAATGACTAGCAGAAGAAACCAACTATTAAAAAAATTAATTGGTACAGCAATAGGAGAGGATGAAAAAAAGCTGTATAAATTAACTATAGAAAGAATATGTGCTGATATGTGTGATTATTATTTTAGATTTTATAACAAAGAAGGTCCTGGAGCTATGGTTTATGTACCAGACCACAAAGATGAGAAAAAATCTATGTTTTATTTAACAGTTAATAACCTTATTACGGCAGTGGATGACCTTAATAAGCGTGATATGGAAGGAGCTGCAGACGTAATGAAGCAAGCTATAGTCAGAGCAGAAAAATTAGATCCTGATAAAGAAGCTTTATTTATAATTCAAGATGCAAAAGAAATGTCTCTTGTTCACTATAAAATAGATTGCGAAGGAACTGGTTTTAAAATAATGTGACCAAAGGATCATGGGGTGCTAGTAAAAGATCTTTAGCACAAGTAGATCATATAACTCATGATTGGTTAACTCCATGTGAATACATTCCCTACATAGATGCATTACTTAAAAATATAGATTTAGATCCATGCTCTACATATGATGCTAATAATCAATTTTTAAGAGCAACAAAAATATATACATATGAAATAGATGGTTTAAACATTGAAGAGCCTTGGACTGGAAAGACTTATTTATTTCCTCCAACATATGGCAGATGTTCTTTTGCAGAAAAAAGAGGCACATGGAGATGGAGTGTTTCTGCAGGAAGAGGTGCAAAGGCTCCCTCTGTTATTTGGTTTAGGAGATTACTTAGGGAATGGAAACTTAGAAATATACCAGAAGCTTTATTTTTTACTACATACCCTGAAATGATTAGAACATGCCCAGAAATGTGGGATTTTCCAGTGTGTGTCCCAACAGATAGAGCTAATTTAATACACGGTAACAAATTCGAATGTTTAGAGTCACCTATAAATTGGGGATATTTTATTTATTTACCTGAAATAAATTTAGGATTTAATCAAACAGAAAGATTTAAAAATATATTTTCACATATAGGTAAAGTTATTTGTTAGTCAAGCATTTGTCTAGGAAAATTTGTGTCCCTTAATTGACCAATATAAGTTTTTAAAAAATTTTTTGAACTATTATTATCCACAGCAGGTCTTACTCCCCTCCTGTCAGGACTGATATCTTTTTTGGAATTTAACGACTTATAAAATCTATAGCGATTGTCAACGTCGTAACTTTGGGTAGACTGAGGTTTCATAAGTTTATTCTATTGGAGATTAACATGGCAATGAATCAAACCGAAATAAAAATCAGTGAAGTCTGTGATGATATTAAAGAACTTTTAATTCACAAAAATAGAAAATATGGTAATTCGGCATTAGAACCAAACAGAATTTTTAGTAAATGCTCTGCAACAGAACAGTTATTAGTTCGTATAGATGATAAATTAAATCGAATTATGAAGGGAGCTGGACTCTTAGCTAATGATGAGGATGTTGTAAATGATCTTATTGGATATTTAGTACTGCTAAAAATAAGTATGGCATCTGATCAAAACGATGAAATCCATGAAACAGCAAGATCACTCTTCGAAAATGGAAACATTGAACTTAAACCACGAGATATCCTCGATCATGACCGAGACTTCGATTAATTACAAAGAATTTGAAAAAAATTATAGTCGAGAACTTTTACTAATGGATTGTATTGATTGGCTTAAGGATCGACCTTACGACGCAAAGGAGATCCTAGACCACTTGGAGTACTGTTCCAGTATCGAAAAAACTGACGAAGTATGTCCCCAGATGGGTCAAGTTCTTTAATTTTTTTTTCTAAATATTCAATACCTTTAATTTGTGTGGCAGATCCGTTATAAGTTTCCGCAATATTTAATAGACAAACCTTAGCATGGCATTTATGGCGATAGAAGGTAGGTATTTCTTTATCTGGGGCAAAGTACATATCTAACTCTGTACGCCTCCTATCGATCATCAGGTCGCCTCCTGACATCCATATACGATTAATATAGGGACTCCACTCTTTTATTATTTTATTTTTAGACCCGTAACTGTTTATTAAATCAAGTAATTTACAAGATTTAAATGAACATAAACCAATACTATGAGCAAAACTCAAAAGGGCTGCTCGTTTATTTTTATTTAAATTGACAAAAATGTATTGCTCAACATCTTTTGCAAAGCCCTTTAAATCTTCATAAAATTGTTTATCAATGTCATCTTGAGTTGCTTTATCATTAGCATCCAAGTAATGATTATCTATAATTTCACTCCCATAACCTATTCTCCAAACACTTTCACCAAAATCTTTATATGCAGCATATTTACCCATTCCTAGATAAGTTCTAGGAACAGTATATTTTTTTGTTAATTGATAACCTTTTTCAGTAAATAAAGAATATTTATGGGACGACAACAGAACCGTTATAGCTTACTTCAGAATAACCATCTAATTCTAAAAGTACAACATAGTTCTTGGCAGCATTAGTTACTGTGACACCTACAGCTCCCTTACCCTTACCAGCTTTTGCTATGTCAAAGAATTTTTGAAATCCAGTAGGAGCACTACCTGTGGCAAAAGCATCTTCTTGAAATATTTGAATTGTATTTACACCCTCTGATCTATCAATAGTCACTTTAATGTCCCCTGTGCTCCCAGGATTAACCCTAAATCCTCTTACCGCATCACCTTTATTACCTGCTGCTGTAGGTCCGAGATATGTAATCTCAGATCCAGCATCAACACTGAATCTATCTAGAGTTGCCTCAATCGTTCTTGTAGCCATGTTTCTTAAGAAATTTGCCCTTCAGTAGAGAGCTGGAATTGAATGTTGGCATCAATGCCATGATCCTTCAGTATGCCGTAAAACATCTGACGATCTAATGCTTTTTGATGTAAAAGCTCGATAAATGCCTCTTCCAATTCTACTCTATCTAAAGATTGTATCGCCAAAGACGCAGCATGAATAGAAAATTCGA